CCTGTGCCGGCCTGTGCCCCCCACCGGGTGCGCCGTCTGGCCGTGGCCATCGGCCATGGTCCGGAAGGACGCCGGAAATGGCCTGTCCCCCTTCGGATCGGACATTCGGCCACCCTGATTTCGTATCAGGGGAGCCGCGCCGAATTCGCCTGCGATATCAACGAACTTCCGTGCCATGAGACTTTCTCGCGTCATGTCTCACGCCCCCTCGTCGTCGCTGTCGTTGATTTCCTTGGCTTTTTCGCCTTCGGGCACCCCGACTGACAGCGCCCGCTGGCCGGCGATCGCGCGCCCCGCGTCGAGCTGGTTCGTGCCCAGGTTGACGACCAGCATGGGCAGCCGCTCGTCGATCACCTCCAGCTGGACCGGCTTCTTGCCGTGCAGGTAGGGCGCCAGCTGGCTCGCCACCGTGTGCTGCTCGCGCACGATGTCCCACAGCGTCGGGCAGTGGCGCCGCAGCTTCTTGCCCACGGCGACCTTGGCCCGCTCGTGCTCGACGAACCACGCCTGGAGCGCCACCGGGTCGACCGTGAGGAACCGGGCCATTGCCGTGAGCGGGTCCGTGAAGCCCTGCGCCCGGTAGAACGCCTCGAAGTCCCGCGTCTTGCGGTTCAGCGAGCCCTTGGGCCGACCGCGCGGCCGCTTCGCCTCGGCCCGCTCGGCCTGGTCGGGCCGCTGCGCCGCCAGGGCCGCGCCGGCATCGGCGAACCAGTCACCCCCCTCGTCGTCGTCTTCGAAGTTACCGTTTTCCGCCATTCCACCCGGCTCCGGATTATTTTAATCGGGACCGGCGGGCGCAGCTGTCTAAGTGCTGTCTAGGTGACTGTCTAGGAAATTCATCAATCAATTCAATTCACTAACTACAATTTAGACACATTAGACAGTTTAGACACATATCCCCTTACACGGGCGCGCGTGCGCGCGTATGTGCGTATCCCCACGCTGTCTAAACTGTCTAACTCGTCTATCGATTGATTTTTGTCTGTCGTATCAAGGGCTTGTAGCCTGCCCTTCCCTAGACAGCCGCTAGACGCTCCAGACAGTCTCGCCTGCCCGCCATCGGCCATGACCCGACGATAGGAGCCCGCCAGACCGGTCAACCGGTCCTGTCCCTGATCCGCAACGGGTCGGGGTGCGGGTTTTTCCGTGGCGCGCGCCGGTCAGGCTCGATTTGTGACGTGAACAGATAGTGAACAAGCGGCGGCGCTGTGATAGTGTCCCCCGCCGTAATGACGCGGAGAGAGGCAGCGTGCGCATCGTCATCAACACACTCGGCGACATGATCGACCACGATCTCGGGCTCTCGGCGCATTGCCCGCGCTGCTTCCACTTCGCGTCACTTGACATGCAGGCGCTGGCCGGGCGCCTCGGCCGCGATCACCCATGCGACGTATTCCCGATCGCCCGCATGCTGGTCTGTCAGCGGTGCGGCCACCGGCCGCCAACAATGCGCGTCGGCTATGAGCGCTCGCACATCGGCAGCGGCTTCGACTACGACACGCAAGGGAGACAGCACATGCAGGAAGCAGAACAACGCCCACCGCCAGGGCCGCCGCGCCTGGTCGAGATCTTCGACGCCGACGGCCTGCCGTTCGAACGGGTGTGGGAAGGCGGCCGTGTCGTCATGTCCCGGCCGCGCATCCCGTTCCAGGAGATGACCAAGGAACAGCGGCGCACCTATGCCCGCATCCTCGGCTTTCGCCGCTGATCCCTCTCTCCATTTTCACCATGTCAAAGAACCCGCCGGGCGCGCGCAATCGCCCGCCCGGCGCACTGCAGCTCAGGCGCGGCTATGCCGCTCGAAATTCCTGTAATCGCTCAAGGAAACAAACATGCAGCGGCGCTGCTGGCCGGCGACCGAGTAGCGATTGTCGAGCTTGACCGCGCCGTCCGGCCGACTGCCCGTGACGATGCCCTTGACCACCACCGGCTCCGGCCCGCGCCGCAGCGCCCAGGACCAGCTGCCGCTGCCGCCGCGATGGCCGTACGGCGTGTCCTGCAGCATCCGGCCGAGGACCTTGGACTGGTTCGGGATCGCCAGCGCGAAGGACTGGCCGAGCGTCCCCTTGGGCAGCAGACCGAGATCCGCAGCGGCGAGGATCGAGCGGGCCTCGGCCTCCTCCATCAAGGTGAGGTCCAGCTTCTCCAGCACCTGCGCCGGGGTCGACTTCACACCGTGGTTGTAGTTGTCGATCGGCGTCGTGAGGATGTGGTGCAGGCAGTCCAGCCAGGCCGGCTTCTTGTCGCCCAGCTCCGGCACCGCATCGGCGGCGAGCTGCTCGCCCCACCAGTCCAGCGTCTCGAACGGCAGGCCGAGCGCATCCATACCCTCGTCGCCGAGCAGCAGGTGCCCGCAGGCCAGGAACGTGCCGAAGGTCGATTGCCCGCGATTGTCGTGCCCCGCCTCGCGCAGCACCGCGCGGTACTGCTCGTACAGATCCGGCAGCCGGCTCCACCCGTCCACCACCCGGCGCAACAGGCGCGGGCCAACGCTTTCCGGGTCCTTCAGCTGCGGCACCTTGCCGTCGCGGCTTTTCAGCGGCCCGAGCTGCAGCACGGCAAGCCGCGACATCGAGGCCGGCGGGATCGGCGGCGGATTGATCGCGGAGAAGGCAAAGCTCGACCGCGCCTGAAACTCGACGCCCTTGTGATCGGCGCCGCCGCGGATACGCACGCTGCCGCTGGCCGCATCGCGGGCCATCTTGATGATCTTCTGCGACTGTTCGATGCCGTCGTCGCCTTCCAGCTCGTCGATGCCGATGGGAACGCTGTCGTGGCCGACCAGCTGATAGAGGCCGGCCTCGCTGGCATTGGTGGTGGAGACCATCGACCGGCCGAGCACGATCTTGTGCAGCTTCATCAGCTCGGACTTGCCGGCGCCGGCATCGCCCACGGTGAAGGTGGACGGGCGCCAGTCCAGCGCGGCGCCCATCTTGGCGACCCCGTACCAGCCCAGCTGGATCATGCAGTCGACGTCGCCGCGCTCGAAATTCCAGCTGCGCAGCGCGCGGAACAGCTCCGGCGCCGGGTTGTCGTCCTCCACCTGGTGCGGCCATGGCACGATGCCGGCCGGCCGGCGCACATAGAAGTGCTGCCCCACCTCGCCCGTGTCGCGCAATTTCCCGTCGAGCCACAGGTATTCGCCGCAATGCAGCAGCAGCCGGCCGTCGTCGGTGCGCCAGGCGCCGCGGCCGCGCACCAGATCGGACATTGACCACGGCCCGCGCTCGCGGCAGGCGGCGAAGAGATCGCGGCGCACCTGCTCGGATTTAAACCCCGATATACGCCCCTTGTTGTCGTAGGCCGGCCAGGCCCAGACCAAAAAATCCTCGGCGCCGGCGAACAGGATCTGCAGCCGCTCCACACCCATGGCCTTGCCGCCGGTGTTGAACACCTGACCGCGCGTGTCGACGAAGAAGAACTGCTCGCCGTCATAGCCGAGCGGACGCACCGGCGCGCCGGCGGGAATGTGGCCGGTCTCGTCCAGCTCGCCCGCCTTGCGCCACTGGCCGGGCTCGATCCCGGCCCGCGCCATGGTGGAGCGGGTGCCCTTGCGCTCGGCCTGCACTTCCAGCTTCTCGCGCGCCGCGCCCGTGACGGCCGCCACCTTGCGCTTGCCGCCGCCGGCCTTGGGCGCCGCCTCGTCCTGCGCCTCGCTTTCCGTTGCCTCGCCTCCCTTTGCGCGCGCCTCCGCACGCGCGGCCGCTGCGGCAACCCATTCCGGCGAGCCCTTTTTTCTTTCCTGTGGATAACTTCCGTTTTCTTCTTCGCTCATCGCCCCGGGCCTCCGTCAGGTTGACTTTTGACATGTCAATTTCGCCGGCGCTCAGCCGGATGCGGGCGCTTTGCCGCGCGGCTTCTGCCGGTTCGGCACCTTGGGCAGGTCCCTGGGCTGGTCCGCAGGCTGGGGCTTCGGCGCGGCCTTGCCGGCGCTGAGCTTCGCCGCCAGCGCAGGCTTTGCCGCTTCCCGCTCGGCGGCCTCGGCCGCCTCTTGCGCGGCGATCTCGGCCTTGCGCTGCAGCTCCCGCTCGGCCGCCTGCTCCCGGTCGAACCGCGCCATGCCGGCAGCCGCCTCGGCGGCCCAGGGCTCCATCTCGCCCAGCGACCCGACCGGCTCGAAGATCGTGTCCTCAATGGCCGGCGCCGGGTTCGGCGGCGGCAGGCTGGCGCGCCGCTCGGCCTCGATCTGGCGGATGGCGAGCCGCTGGCGCAGGTCGCGCAGGGTGACGGCGAACAGGTCGAGCGCGAAGCGCCGCTCCTCCGGCACGGCGGCCCACGGCGCAAGGAAGCCCCGCCGCTCGTGCAGCCAGCGCCACACGGTCTCGCCCTTCTCCACGCCATGGGCGATGACGAAGGCGCCGGTCTCCTCCACCAGCTGCTGCAGCGCGGCCTCGTCGGCGCAGGCGGGCATGAAGTGGCTGCCCTCTCCCTCGCTCAGCAGCGCATAGAGCTCAGCTGCCGCTACGAAGGCGACACGGGTGGCATAGCTGTCCACGTCGATCTCGGTGATGTTCATTACTCGCTCCTCAGCACGTCGTTGACGTCCTTGCCCCAGCTGGCCGGCATGGCCACCGGCTCCACCGGCTTGTCGAACCGGCGCATCCGCAACAGCGCCTTGTCGAAGGTCGCCGCCGCCTGGGGGTTGTCCCAATCGTTGTCGCGAAACAGCAGGAAGCCGCTGGCCGCAGCGTGGTCGTAGAGCGACAGGTAGCCGGACAGGCTGCCGGCCGCCGACATGCGCAGCTCGCCGTCCGCCCAGGCCGCCGACAGCCCGTCTTCGATGCCCTCGGTGATGCCCTCGATGCCGCTCACGCCCGCCTCGGCCGCCTGCTCCATGCCGAGGCCGCTCGGCCCCAGCGTGAGGCGGATGCGCAGGCCCTGCGTTTCGGGGAACATCATCTTCGCCTTTGCCACATCGTCACCGAAGGGCACCGACTGCGCCTTGTCGCGCCCGTCCGGGGCGAGGAAGGTGTAGTGGCAGGCGCCGATGCGCCCCGCCCTGTCGACCATGGCGGCGATCATCGCGGGAAAGCGCGGCGCCGGGCCGCAGCGCTTTCCGTCCGCATCGCGCGGCGCGCCCAGCCAGTATTCGCAATCGGGGTGGAACCGCAGCGCATTGCCGACATTCGGCACGTCGCGCAGCTCGATGCCGCGGGCTTCCCGCAGGTAGGTCTCGACCAGCGTTCCCCGCCAGTCCTGGCAGGAGAAGAACATCTTCCGCGCCCGCGTGCGCATTGCCTCGCGCCGCTTTTCCTCGGCCGCCTCCACCGCCACCCGCCGCGCCCGCGCCTCGGCGGCCATCCGCTCGCGCGTGGCCTCGTCGAGCCGCGACAGGCCGAACCGATCCTCGATCCAGGCGACGGCATCCACCCGGCTTTGCGAGGTGACGGCGCCGCTCTGCACCGCCGCCACCAGGTCGATCACGTCGCCCTTGTCGCCGGAGACGAAGTCCGTCCAGCCGCCGCGCCGCGCGCCGCTCAGCCAGATGACGGTCTGCGAGGCCTTGGCCCGCGCCCGCCACGGCCAGACAACGTTCCACAGCCCGCCGCGCTTGTGGCGCGCGGACGCGCCCGAGCCGAACAGCTCGGGGATCAACGTCTCCAGGTGATCCAGGGCCACCCGCTTGGCGATGGCGAAGCGCGATGTCATGGGCGCCGCCGGGTCTTGGGTCGGCGGCGGATCTCGGCGGCGGAATAGATCCGCGAGCGCCGCCGCTCCTTGGCCAGCACGGTGATCACCATGCCGTTGTTGCACAGGCACACATGCCCCTTGCAGCGCACCCGCGCCGCGCCCTGGCGCAGGGCGAACAGCAGCTCCGGCGGCAGGATCTTCCGCCGCAGGTCCTCGATGTCGATGCCGGTTTCCGCCTGGAAGGCGGCGAGCACCTGCGCGGGCTCGGCCTTGCGCCCCTCGCCGCCGCCGGCCAGCCGCTGGAACGGGCGCAGGTCGACATGCATCACCCGCGCGAGATAGCGCAGCACGGCATGTTGCGTGACCGGGTAGCGGGCGGGCGCGGTCATCGCGTCAGCCCTCGCGCTTCGCCGGCGGCGGGCAGTCCGCCGCCTCGAACAGCCGGCATGCCAGCGCGTGATGCGGCACGGTCATCCGCTCGCGGTTGAGGATCGGCCGGTTGCACAGCGCCGGCTTCAACTCTCCAGGGGTTTCCGGGTGCTTGTCGCTGCAATGGGGGGGGGGAGCGGGTACACGGCGCGTGCCGCCGTTGACCGGATCGGGCTCGGTCTTCCACCGGTGCCAGTGCCGGCACGCCCGGCAGGTGGCGTCTGCCGGGCCGGTACCGGCGATATGCGCCTGGCCGATATAGGTCTGCCGCAGCGCCTCGTCGCAGGGCGCGGCGGTCAGATGCTCGCCGACGGGGAAAAGGCGCGGCATCCCCTCACCTCCCCCAATCGGCACTGTAGGGATTGCGCCAGGCCGGCGCGGCCGGGCTGCCCTTGGTCTCGGCAAGGGCGGCGTTCGCCTCGTCGAGGATCTGGCCCAGGCTGATCGCATGCACCTTGGACGCTTCACCGCCCGGCTCCGGCACGCGGAACAGCGCGTCTTCGGACACGCCGGCATTTTGAGCGAGGCAGGCCAGCACGGAGGCCGAGCGCGCCAGCGCCAGCTGCAGCAGCCGCACCTGCCGCTCGTGCAGATAGGCCTGCCCCGGCTCATCCGGCCGGCTGTCGAACACGCCCTGCACATAGGGTTTGCCGGACGGGTAGGACGTTCCGGCGCCGCGCCCCTTGGCACGGATCCACATCGGCAATTCGGTCATGGGCAGGCTCATCGCTTCACTCCTCCGGAAACAGCTGCAGCTCGATCGCGTCGAAGGCCGCCTCGATCGCGGGCTCCATCACCCGGCGCGCCTCCACCTGGGCGACGGCCTTGGACACGTACTGCTTGGACACGCCGAGCACCCGGGCGGCCGAGGCCCCCGGCACGCCCGCCGAATTGACAAGAAGGTGGATGGCCCCGGCATGGCGCAGCGCACGCGGCACCTCGGATACCTCGACGAGGGCGCGAATGCCGGTGAGCGCCAGCCGCGCGCCCTTCTCCAGCGGCGTCAGCGGGGTCATGACAGCCACCCGCACACCAGCGCGAAAAGGCTTCGCGCCGCGCCGCCGACGAACATGCCGTACATCATCCAGAACACATGGGCGTTCTTCGCCTGCCGCTCCTGCGCCTTGCGCAGCGGCATCATGGCCAGCGCCGCGCGGCGCATTGCCTCGGCCTCCTGCAAAGCGGCGCCCGCCGCCTTGCCCAGATCGACGGCGCGTTGATCGCGCTCCAGCACGTCGATCAGGCCCTGGCAGTAGGCTTTCGACATCTCGAGCGTGAGCCTCTGCCCTTCCGGGCAGAGGGAAAGGTGAAGGCGCAGGCTCCTGGCCTGCTCGGCCGGGTCGAAGCGGGCGAACGCAGTCAGGGCCATCCCTCAGCCCTCCCGCGCGCTACGCAGGGCACGGCCGGCCGCCGGGTCCCAGACCGGCTGGGGCAGGTCGATGAACAGCGCCTTCTGGCTGCCGCGAAAGTCGGCGACGGAATGGCCGACGGCCATGGTCGCCATCTCGACCTCGGCCCAGCTGTCCACCGGCGGCAGGAACAGCCGATAGACGCCGCCGCCCTTGGCCTTGCCCACTTCCTGCAGCTCGAACCGCCCGTCGCTCGCCGGCACGATGGCCAGCCTGTGGCGATTGCCGCCCTTGCCGATGCGCACGGCGAACCGCCAGTGCGTTGCCCGCAGCTTCTCCAGCACCTCCTTGCGGATCAGCACCGTGGCGCGCCAGGTGCCGCCCCGCCCCTGTTTCAGCGAGAAGCGCACGGGAGCCATGGCGGCGGCCGCCTTGGGCGCGGGCTGCAGATCGTCCCATTCATCGGTGTTCAGGTTCATGATCCCAGCGCCTCCTGTTCGGCCGCGCGCTCGCGCTCGATGGCGCGAAGGGCAAAGCGCAGCGCCTTGATGTCGCGCGCGAAGGCCCGCCCTTCCGAGCGGATCCGGCACAGGCGGCGCAGGCGCACGCCCGAGCGGGCGGCAAGATCTTCGAGGGAGACGCCCAGCCGCTGCCGCCGCCGCTCCAGGCGGGCGATGGCCTGTTGCTGGTCGGGCCGGTACGGGCCGCGCTGTCGCAGGTCTGGCATGGGTCGCCTCGTGAGGTGTGAAGTCGGACGCCGGACACGAGACACACCGGCGGATAAGCGAACAAAGGACGGGGCGGCGTTCCAGGCTTCGATGTTTCGAGCTGCGGAAGTCAGCGCATGGGCTTTCACTTCACCGCAACGAACGCCGCCCCGAGGGGCACCCGCGCAGCGCGCGGGCCAGTCTCAGGGAAGGCTGGCGCGAACGCCCGCGTCCTTCGCCTCCAGCAGCTTGCGCAGGGCAACCGTGCGCTCGGCATTGCGAGGCGTGTTGTCGACGATCCAGCGGGCCAGCTCGCAGAACCGCTTGCTGCGCTCGCGCAAGCCCTCCGGCAGGTGCTGGTAGTGGAAGAACCGCAGCAGATTGTCCTGCGCGATCTCCTCCGGTGTGAACTCGACAGGCGCCGGGTGGATTTCACTCTCCATCTCACTTCCCTTCCTTGCGATGCCGCGAGCGGCAGTTGCGGTACTTCATCGGCAGGGGCTTGCCCTGCTGTGCTTTCAGCCGTTCCCGGTTGATGACGCGCATCTCCGCCTTGTGCGCAGCACGCCGCGCCGAGGGCGGTTTTGCCGGCGCGCGGAACCCCTTGTTGCCGGTCATTTCCGCGAAGTGGTTCAGCCGGAAATCGATGTTGCCGGCCGGGCAGCCGAGCCGATAATCCGTGCCGAGTTTCGGGCGGATGATCTTCCGCCATGAGGGAAAGAGGCTCATTCGCCGGTCTCCTGCTTGGGGTTTTCCGGCGGGTGCAGGCCGCGCACGGCCGCCTCCACCGCGATCAGCGCGGCGCCGAGAACCATCGGCGTGCGCGCATGGGTGATGTGCCGCGGGCTGCCGGCGAGCACCTGCTCGGCCAGCTCCAGCGCCTGCGGCAGGGTGAAGGGCCCGGCCCGCACGTCGGGGGCATCGCGCCCGCCGCCGGTCTCCAGCACGACGATCTCGCCCTTGTCCGTCTCGGCGATGTGGCGCAGCCGGCTCGCCTGCCCGTGCAGGGGCAGCGTGGCGATCTGGGTGCAGCCGACGGGCTCGCGCTTTTTGCGGGTCACGGCTCCGCTCCGGCGCGCGCCGCGTTCTCGCGCTCCGCCTCGTCCAGCACCTGTTCACAGACCGTGCGGACGGTGTTACGAGGGCTGATCTTCCGCTTCAGCCCCTTGGTGATCGTGCTTTCGGAAAGGCCTGCGCGCCGGCTCAGCTCGGCGCGGGAAATGCCGGCGGCAAGGCGTCGGCGTTCGATGTCATGCCAGCTCGTCACAGCATGTCCTCCTTTGCATATGTGAAAAAATGTGATTTGCTTCACGCAGTCAAGGGGACATTCACCGGATTTGTATTGGAGTACCGCTGAGGCATGCTCGCCCTTGTGGAAAACACCCGGCGAAAACAGTTGGCCTGGATCGAGGCGATCCTCGAACACAAGGGCTGGAACAGATCGCGGCTTGCGAAAGAGGCCGGCGTCGATCCCTCGACGCTGTCCAAATTCCTGGCCGATCCGCTGAACAAGGCTCAGCTCCAGACCAACTCGATCGAGAAGATCGCCGACGCCAGCGGCTTTCGCCCGTATCTCACGCACCCGCCGGTCCGCCCGGCCGGCCTTACCGACATCGAGGCCGAGCCCTTCAACGATGCCGCCGCAACCGCAGTGGTTGACGTTGCGGTCTCCGCGATGAAGGCGGGGCGCAACGGGCTCGATCCGTGGGTGATGCGGTCGCGCGCGCTGGAGCATGAAGGCTATCTGCCCGGCGACATATTGATGGTCGATCTCAACATGCAGCCCCGCACGGGCGATGCCGTTTGCGCCCAGGTCTATGATCGCCAGGGCAAGGCGGAAACCATCATGCGGATCTACGAACACCCCTTCCTCATCGCCGCTTCATCCGATCCGGCGGCCCGCCGCCCGCTCCTGGTGGACGATGAAAAGGTGATAATTCGCGGCGTGATCGTCGCGTCTTTCCGTCCGCGCCGGGCCGCCTAAGTCCAGAATTCTCCACCGATTTTTCACTTATCGTGATTTTTCGCCATATCATTTTCATGACTTTTCACGTGAATTTTGTTGACGCGATGTGAATTTGTTCACATCCTCCCTCGTGTTCACAGCGAGGGAACCGACATGGAACGACCCCGAACCACCCCCGAAACCGCCCGAAAGGCGCAGGGCGCACCGCCCCGCCCGTCTTCGCCCAAGCTCACCGCCACGGCGGCCGAGGTGGCGGCGATGCTCGGCATTGCCGAAGGCACCTTCCGCGAAAAGCGGGCGCGCCTGACCGCCGAGCACGGCTTTCCGCCGCGCCTGCCGGGCTGCAACGCCTGGTCTCTGCCGGCGGTGCGCCGCTGGATCGCCACCAATGGCGGCACCTACCTGCCGTCCGACCTGCACCCGCTGCACACGGTCGATGCCGGCCCGCTCTCCCTCGACACCCTCAGCCCCGAAGCCAGCCAGCTGCTGGCCGACTACGGGAGGAAGACCGCATGACCGCCCATGTGCATTTCGACATCGAGGACATGATCCGCCGCACGCGCGCCGGGATCGAGAGCGGCGCTGCGGCCGCGATCGCCGCCGCCCCGGACGAGGACAGCAAGCGCTTCTATGAAATCCAGCGCCGGCTGCACCTGGCCCATGTGGACGGCCATGCCGAGCTGCTGCGCTTTTTCAACGAGGGCCACGACACGCAACAGATCGCCAACGCTGCCGCTGTTGTCACGTCTGCCGCGATCCACTCCTACGAGGGATTGTTCGGCGCAGCCTTCAACATTCTGTTGGCCCGCCAGATGCAGCGCGTTCAAGCCGGCGCCGTCGCGCATCCCGGACATGTGGAGATCGTGGCCACCGAGGGAGGCCGGGCATGAACCCGCGCGAGGCGGCCGAGCAGATGCCCAGGCTCGGCAAGCGAGAGGCGGCCATGTTGCGCCGCCTGCGCAAACAGGGCGTCGCCTTCAAGCAACCGCGCGGCTGGCGCTTCCGGGGCGACCGGGAAGGCACCCCGTTCAAGGTGGCGGACGAGCTCGTCGGCCGCGGCCTCGCCTTCGAGGAAGGCGGCGCGCCGGCCCGGCTCAAGCTGACGCCGCGCGGCTCCTTGCTCGCAGCCGCGCTGTGCGGCGAGACGAAGGAGCGGCCCGATGCTTGAGAAGCTGGAGAGCTGCCCCGACTGCGGCTGCACCGACGGGCAATGCTGGGTCCATGAAGATCAGGTCTGCCTGGCCTGCGGATACAACAGAACCGAAACGCAGGCTCGACTTGCCGAGCTCCACGCCCTCCCCGGCCTACCCGCGTTTCTCGCCGACAAGACCTCCGCGGCCGTGCTGATCGAAACCGCCGAGCGCGAGCTGCGCGAGGCGAGGATGCACATCGACAGCCTGACGGCGCTGCTGGCGGCCGCGACCCTGCGGCTCAAGGAGGGCGCACGATGATGGAGATCTTCGGCCCCTGGTCGGCGGCGCGCGTCGTCGTCGCCGGCCTCCTCCTGCTGACCATTGGCCTTGGCGTCGTCTGCCTGTGGGCGGCGCACCAGCTGGAAAGGGCAGTCGAGCGGCGGCGCCGGCGGCGTCTGCTGCAGAAGATCCAGGCCGTCGCCCGCCGCCGGCTGCCGTGAGCGCCCACGCCATGACGCCTTACCTCCTCGACCTGATCGAGATTGCCGCATGGATCGTCGCGGCCGGCGCCGCGGTTCTCGTCGTCGCCGGCCTCGCCGCCCTGCGCCACATCTCGCGGGCGCTGGCCCGGATCGACGAGGAAGAAGACCAGATCCGCGCCATCGAGGCGCGCCGCAAGGAGCAAGAGAGATGAAAAACGACACGAACCACGCTGATGTGACCACCCCGCCGCGCTTCCTCGTTTGCGAGGGTGCCGAGACCAAAGCCCTGATTGACGGGCCCGGAGACACGCATACGCATGCGATCACCGTCGCCAGACACCTGCAGCAGACAGCCAAACTCGGGATCACTCTCTGGCGGGAAGCCGGCCGCTTCCCTGTTCCGTCGGAGCAGCAGACGGACGCACCGCCGCCCAGAGAACCGCAGACCTGTGCCGAGGCGGCCGCACGAAACCCGTTCAAGTATGGCGACGTCGTGCGCCTGAAATCCGAAGAGCGCTGGATGACGGTGGTCTGCCCGTCCTGCTTGGACGTGGAATGCGGCTGGTTTGACAGCAGCGGCGCGTTCCACTGCGAGAGCTTCCACATCGACACGCTCACCAAGACCGAGCGTGACGACGGGCTGCCGTTCTAACCCTCCCCGGTTCGCGCCCTCCCTGGCGGACCGCACCTCGGGCGGCGGCCTGTGTCTCTCGTAGCCGCCGCCCGTCTTTTTGCCCACACTGCCCGGATCAGGAGGCAAGCCCCATGAAGAAGTCGAAAGGCCCGCGCATTCCCCTCGTCGCCTGGCGCGACGGCCGGCCGCGCTACGTGCCCTCCGCCACCGCCCGTGCGCGGGGCGAGAAGGGCCAGGACCTGAAACACCCTTCGGGCAGCTGGTTCACCTACGAGCAGGCGCTTGAATGGTCGCAGGAGAAGCGCGCCGCCTTGGCGACCGCATCGCACGCGGGCGAGGCCGAACGCGCGCCAGCGGCGCCCGCTGGCCCGGCACGGGGCACTTTGCCTGCCGCCCCTCGCAGGCCGGCCACGGGCCGCAGCGGCCGCACGCTCGCCCACATCGTCACCGACTTCACCGACAAGAACCCGCGCATGCTCGGAAAAGACATCGTCGAGGGCCGCAAGGTGCGCCCGGCGCTGGCGCCCAAGACCGCGCAATATTACCGCGATGCCGCCAGTCTCGTGCGGCGGCTGGACGACGGCGGCTTCTGGGCGCGCCCGGCCGAGGCCTGGCAACCGGAAACCATCGCCCTGCTGCTCGATCGCGCCGAAGTCTGCCACGGGCTGGCGCAGGCCCGCGCCGTGCGCGCCATGCTGTCCCAGGCCTTCGCCAACGAGGTGAAGCTGCGCTTCCTGAAAGCCAATCCGATGCGATTTCTGGAGGAGCGGCTGCCGGTCCTGCCGCCCCGCGTGCGCTACGGATCGGTAGAGGAAATCCGCCACCTCGTCGCCGCGGCCGATCTCGTCGGCCGTCCGGAAGTCGGCGACATGGTGCTGCAGGGCGTGTGGACGGGCCAGCGACAGGCTGACCGCCTGTCGCTCACCCATGCGCAGCTGCGCGACCTGACGCTTGCCTTTCGTCAGGCGAAGAAGGGCGGCCAGCCGCTGGAAATCCCCGTCGCCCGCCTGCTGGAAAAGCGCCTCGCCGCCACCGCCCGCCGCCGCCAGCTGCGCGAGGACGCCCTGCGCGGCGCGGGCAAGCCCGTCGTCGTCTGGCCGCATGTGAACCTCGACGAGAAGGCCGGCCGCCCGTTCAAGAGCAAGCACTACCAGCACGTCTATCGCGAGGTGGCCAATGCCGCCGCCTGGGGCCTGTGGCGCGTGCCGGCCGAAGACGGCGGCCCGCCGGTGCTGGCGACCGTGGTGCCCTCCGGGCGCCCCGCCCCGCGCCATATCGGCGTGCTGGCGCTGGCGCGCCTGCCGGCCCGTGGCGCGGTGGAGGTGCTGCCGCCCATGCCCTCGCTGCTCGACCTTCGCGACCAGGACCTGCGCGACACGGCGGTCACATGGCTGGCCCGTGCCGGGGCGGACAAGATGGAGATCGCCTCCATCACCGGCCACAGCCTGAAGACCATCGACCAGATCCTGCAGCACTATTTCGGGCTGCACCCGGACCTGGCCAAACGCGCCATCGGCAAGCTGGAAGACTGGTACATGGGAGCGGAAGGGTGATGGATCAGAGAAAGAGCGTGTCGAGAACGAAATAGACGGCGCCGCTTGCAAGAACAGCAAGGACAATGCTGCCCATCCACCCCCGCAGAAGATACTTGAACGGGACCGGACCTATGCCGGCATCCTTCAGCACATACTGGGTAGGGAAGTAATAACAGACGAAGTTCAGCGCGGAGATGAAGGCAAGAGCGCCAACAATCGCAATAATCTCAATGAACATGCTGCGTCACTCGCTAACAGCTTGACACCCGTGGAGAATACCACTCGTCGCAAGGAGGCCCGGAACTCTTCCCGTCGTTCCATATAAACCCAGAGATCAAGAGCGCTACGACCACACCAACCGCGATCAGACTTACCCGGCCTTCTTGATGTTCCATAACCAAGAATGACCCGAACAGAATGAGTATTGGCACGCCAACAACTACAGCAAGTGCCGTCATGAACACCGTCACAGGGCACCTCCCTTGACAAATACCCCTTACGCGCTCACGTTATCCGCGCTCCACCCAAATGTGGAGTCCGGATTGACAGCCGGCCCAATTAGAAGGCGCCCGACGCGCCACGGTTCCGTGAGCGCGTTCTTTTATGGTCGGGCGTGACGGGAGGGCTTTGCCCTGCCGGTTACCTTCTAGCCGGTCTGTCAACCCGTCATTGCCCGGCCACCCTTTTTGACAGGGGGGTGGTTCGGCCGACCATAGAAGGGCTGACCCATGAGCGAACTCATCAACTTCAATTTCGAGGAACATCTTGTCCGCGTCGTCATGCGCGACGGCGAGCCGTGGTTCGTCGGCAAGGACGTTTGCGCGGTGCTGGGCCTCCGCAATCACAATGACGCGCTGTCCGGGCTGGACGAAGACGAAAAGGGGGTCGCTACTGCCGACCCCCTTTCGCGTTCCGAGCGCGGAGGCGGAGCGCAGGAGATGGTGGTGGTGAGCCAGCCCGGCGTGTTCCGCCTCATCTTCCGTTCGCGCAAGCCGGAAGCCGAGCGGTTCAAGCGCTGGGTGTTCCATGAAGTGCTGCCACAGATCCACCGCACCGGCCGTTATGCCCCGGCCGAGCCCTCGGCCCCGGCGCTGCGCGAGGCAATGACCGTCGCCATCGACCGCGATGCGCCCATGGGATCGAAGGCGGAGATCCTGCGCGTCTGCCGCGCCCTGTTCGGCAAGGATGCCGCCCGCAGCCTGTGGCGCCAACTCGGCCTGCCGGATGTGGCGCCGGACGAATGGACCGGCACTGGCGAGGCGGTCGGCGTCATGTCCCGCATTCTCGACCACCGGCCGGACGGCGCCGACGGGCGCGACATCCGCACCCTGATTGTCGATGCGCTGGACGGCGACGAGGAAGCCCGCCTGCACCTGGTCGCCTTCGGCATCCGGCCCAGCGACGAGACGGACGGCTTCTGGCTGGCCAACACCGGGCGCGGCGTGCGGACGGTCTTTTCCGGGACGGCATGGGCGGACGGCAGTTGGCGCATCGTCCTGCGCCGGCTGGCCGGCGCGCAGTCCGGCCCGCGCACCAGCTTCTCCGGCCACCAGTCCCGCACCACCTGGTTCCCGGCCCGCGTCCTCGACGATTGGTGCGGCACCCGCAACTAG